ATGAATAAAGAATTAGAAAAATTTAAACTGTTTAAAAGAAATTACCAATATCAAATGCCAGAAATCGAAGAAATAGAAGGTGAAGAATATTGTTTAGGAAAACCACTAAAAGACGAAGAAGGAAGAACTATTGGAGATTGTGATAAATGGATAAATGTAGGCTATAAACACAAGGGTTCATATGCAAAGGTATTATCAAATCTTTTTCCATATGAATTTGAATTTAGAGAAAAAAAACTAAAAAGTATAGAATCTTTTTTTCAAGGCATAAAGTTTAAGAACAAGGAAATGCAAGACTTAGTATTTAATTATAGCGCATTACCATCTAATAATATAAAAGCTTGCAGTGAATATGATTGGAAAAAAGCTGGAATAATCTACTGGCAAGAAGAACCAATTGATAGATATAGCCCAAAATATGATGACATTGTAGATGAATTATATATATCTGCAATACAAAATCCTTTATATAGAAATATTTTGAAAGAAACTAATAGACAAATATTGCACACAATAGGAGAAAAAGAAAAAAGCGAAACGGTATTTACTAGATATGAATTTGAAAAAGAACTAAATTGCTTAAAAGATTTTTTAAAAGGAGAACAATAAGATATGAAAGAAGAACTGGATTTGAGAGACTTTGATGTATTAGGAATAATAGAGCTTGACGATATTCAGGGAATTGAAAAATATGTTACTCCTATAATGAAAAATGGGACAAAAGGTACTTTTCTATCTAGATCAAGGGAGTATTATAATGTCAAAAGTATGTCAGAGCTAGCTTCGTGTAGAGAAGAACTTAAGATGAAGCTTACACAGGAAATAAGCAGGAGAAATTTTGTGATTCTTGAAAATATGGCTAATTGCTCGGGAAGAGTGTATTTTAAGATGTTTGAAAGATATATATTAAATAAAAAAGCTCCGGTATATAGAGAAAAAATGGAAAGAGCAAGAAAATGCCTGTTGGAAGATGTAAAAAACATAATGACTATACTTCAAGGTGAGGGCAAAATAGAAATTAATCCTGACAAAGTACTTCCATATGGAGATGAAAACTCGGAACAAAGGGCAATTGAAATGGATAACAAAGCAATGTTGTATCTATTTGCCAAAACATTAAAATTGAATAAGTCACCAGATGAAATTGAAATACTAACGCCAGGATATGGAGCTACTTATATAGGACCTATGTTTAATGTAATGTATGGGTATGATTTTACCAATACTTTAAAAAGCAAATACATTGATTCTACCATAGGATTAGAAAAAGAATATGTACCTATTAGAGATTTGATATCAAGTGAAAGAATATTGCAAGATAAAAAAACCATTTTGCTGATTGATGACAATGTGGGAACTGGAACAACAATAGCAGAATTGAGAGAAACACTAAGAAAAAGCGATGTAAACAGGGTTATAACAGGTGCGATTCAATACAATTGGAGAAATTATTGTAGAGTTAGCATAGGAGATAAACAAGGAATAGAACGCTTTGAAATTGATGATTTTGACATATTAAGTCCTTTTAATTATGCAGGACACAAATTATATAAGCATGCAATTGCTATGCTGTTATCCTCAGGAGATGAATACATAGAATATTTGCATTCTAAAGACTATAGAAGAAAAGATTATTGCGATTTAGAGGGTTTAGTAGTGAGAAGCTTACAATATGCACAAGAAACGGGATTAACATTAATTGATAAAACAGTTATAAGCGACAGAAAAAAGGTTGAAGAATTTAATGGCTCAATATTGCAAAGATACCAAGGTGGACCAAGAAAAATAACAAATCCAATTTCAATAAAAACGATGCAGGATTTTATTAAAAGTACAGAGATGATTGCAAGCGATCGTGGGATACCAAAATCAGAATAGATGATGGATTTTGGCATAAGAAGAAATGATAGAACAAATAGGAGAGGATAAACTGAATATGGAAAAAGAAAAGAAGAAAGTGGTGTCAATAATTACCTTGCGGTTGTCCGTGTGTATAATCAAATATGATATAATGAAACCCAAGTGGCTGTAAGAAAAAGTCACTTGGGTATTTTTTATATTTTGTGTTCATTTTTGTATATAAAGTGATGGACTATTCCATTTTTGAAAGTAATATTATATATTTTTCCCTTTTCGACAGAAACATCTGTAATAATTGTATTTATAAAATCTTTTATGGTTTGTCTATCAAGATTATTCAATAGCGAAATTACATCAATATTTTTTACACTTGATAAATTTTTAGTTAGTAAATAAAAACTAGCTTTTGATAATAAATTGAAGTCTTTATTATTGATAAATGGTGTATCATTAAATTTTACTTCTTGTATTTTTTTATTTATAGTTTCAATTTTATCAGAGATTTCCTTACGTTTTATTACAAAATCTTTCTGACTCATAGAATTAACATCATATAAATAAAGGTCATCTAATCTTTTTAATGCTTTTTCATATTTTTCTTTTTCGGCTTCGTAAATCACATTTTGACTTATAATAGCTTCTTTATTTTTTTCTTCAAATGAATTATAGGTAACCATTTTATTATTTATTAATAAATCATAGGTGTTCTTTAAATCTTGTTTTTCAATATGATCTATATCTTCAAAATATTTTCCACGTAACAAAATACTTTCCATATCACGTAAAGAATGCCTAGCAGTAATTCTTTCTTGTAATGTCATATAATTAGCAATATAATTTATTAGACCTGGAAGTATGGCCAGATCACTAGAATAATTTGCACAAGTATAATTCACATTAAACGCATAGCAAGTATAACGAGATGGAGTAAAGCCATCTTTTCTAGCACGATCCAAACCAGAGTGCATTTTTTTTCCACATTTATGGCAACTTGCTAAACCAGATAATATATGTACATTTGTACTTGATCTTTGGTAATTTTTATCACCCTTATAATTATTTTGAATTATTTGAGAAACTCTTTCAAATTGTTCTGTATTGACGATAGCTTGATGATTATTTTCTAATACAACCCATTCTGACTTATCTTTCCATCTACGAGTTTTTTTAGTTTTTGTGTTATATCTATATGTTCCAATATAAAAAGGATTTGTAAGTATGCTACCAACTGTACGAGGTGTCCAGGTTCCATTTCTTTTTGTAGGTATATTTTCGATATTTAATTTTTTAGCAACTTTTGTAGTAGATTTTATTTCTTCATATTGATCGAATATATATTGAACTATTTTTGCCTCTTTATCACAGGGCCTAGGGAATTTAGTTTCGGGATCCCATTCGTATCCTAAGGGAACTGTTGCACCATTCCATAGTCCTTTTTGAGCACGTGAAATCATAACTGAAAAAACACGTTCTCCTGTTAGTTTCCTTTCAAGTTCTGCAAACACTAAAATTATTTTTAGCATTGCTTCTCCCATAGCTGTAGAAGTATCAAATTGTTCGTTGCGAGAAATAAATGTTACATTATATTTTTTCAATTCATCATACATATCAGAGAAATCTCTTAAGTTTCTGCTTATACGATCTATTTTCCATACTATTAAATGAGTGAATTCTCCCATTTTAATTCTATTCATCATATCTTGATATGCTGGTCTATCAGTTGTACCACCAGAATAACCTGCATCTTCAAAAATTTCAAAATCATTTATTCCTAATACATATTTTGTATAATTTATTAAATCACTTCTTTGCAAAGGCAAAGAATCCTTATCAATTTGGTGGGTAGTAGACACCCTAACATATAAAGCTGATTTTTGCTTTTTTTCCATAGTAAAAAAACCTCCATTTTCTTTAATAAATTTTTAATTTACTATTGAAAATGAAGGTACTTTAATATATAATAATTAAGTAATCACTTTCAATAGTGTTTATGCTCTGGATAATGTGTGGTGTCCGCAAAACAATACGCATTATCCTTTTTTTATAAGTTAATATTATTAATTTCTTTAGTTTTAGTTATTTTGAATTCTTCCACAAATTTTTTTGCTTGAATTGCATTAGTACAATTAAATGCAATGTATTTTATTTCATTATTATCTAAAAAAGTAAAAACTAAATAAGAATGAATTATATTTGAAGTCTTTTCTTTAGATCTTCCACCTATGACTGCCCCAACAGCTCCAAACAGAATAGCACCGCTAATAGCTCCGCCTATACTTGAAACATTATTTTTTTGAATTTCTACATTGTTAGTTATAGAAACATCGGTTACTTTTGATTTATTTAGTTTAAAGCTAGTATTACCTGTGATGAATTCATATTCATTTGGATTAGAAAATATTTGAGTCAACATATTTTGAGCAACTGGTAAACCATAGATATGTGATAATGTAATAAATAAAGTGGAATTTTTTTCTTGCTGTTTTTTTTGTAGTTCTTTTCTAAATTTTGTTTTTTGAGACGAAGTATAATATATCATAAATAAACAAAAAATAATAAAAATAATAAAAAACATAGAAACTAAATTCAATTGTACATTCCTCCTTTATTACCTATACTTAAAAGCACTTTTATTTTCAGACTTGATAACTTTTCCAAGTATCTTAATTTTATTTAATTCTGTAATTTTTATATCCATATCCTTATAACACCCATTCATTGCTACTAGTTTGTAATAAGTTTTATCATCACTTAATATAAATTTTCTAATAGTATTATGATTATTCATATTGATTAATAAGGTTGAACCATCTTCAATATTAGTTTGTTTATAAACTAATGCAATATCTCCAACGTCTAATAAAGGAAACATAGCGTCATCTTCAGAAACAAATTCAAAATAATTATTGTCTGTTCGTTCTTCAATTAATTTAGAGAAATGTATTCCAAAATAATCTGCTAATAGTGCAATTTTATCCATTCGAGGTAATTTTTGACCATTGCACCAACTAGAAATAGTCGATGTCTTTAATCCCAAATCTTTTACCAAATCATCTTGAATCTTATTATTTATCTTCATATAATAATTAAGGTTATTAGAAAAAATTTTTCTGTAATTATCATCTTTTGACAACATCTTAAAACCTCCTTTTGTTTGATATGACCTTATTATAACACCTAAAGTAAAAAAAAACAATAAAAAAGTAAAAAAAATTTTACTTAAAGTATTGACTTTCCACTTAAAGTGTAATAGAATAACTTTAAACTTAGGAAAGGAGAAATGAAAAATGTTTAGAATAACACTAACTGCAGCAAGAATTAATGCAGGATATACGCTTGATGAAGTGGCTGATAAACTACACAAAAGTAAGAGTACAATCATTTCATGGGAGAAAGGAAAAACATCTATAGATGTACATAATTTTAAAGAATTATGCAATCTTTATAATGTACCTATGGAATTTATTAATTTGCCCTTAAATTCCACTCAAAGTGGAATGGAACAGGAGGAATTATGAAAATAATAAAAAATTGCGGACACCACACAAAGAAGGAGGAGGTTTTGATTGCCAGATGAAAGAGAGAAAAGAATATGGAAAGAACTTGCAAAAGATGGAATTCATAATGAGAAAGAATTAGATGCAGCTATAAAAAATATGAAATTACTTAATATTGGAGGATTTGTTAATAAATTGGAGGTGATAAAAAGTGAAAATAGTTAATAAAAAGAAATTTATTATAAGAATATTAGAATTATTGACAATTATAGCAACAATAATATTGACGATAAAATCAATACAATATGCAACCAAAATACGAGGACACCAAGCATTTGGTGGAGAGTATTTAGTACCAGTCTTAGGATTGATTGTAATATTAGTTTTAGAGTCAATCTTGGAAGAAAGTGAAGAAAAGAAAGGAAACAGGAAAAATGGAAAAAGAAAGATGTGATAATGAAAAAGAAGTATTTAATGCTAGAGTCAATGAAGATGAAATGATAATAACAATTGATGAATATACAACTTTGAGAGCAGCAGCAGAAAACTATGAAAAAGCAAGACAAGAAATGAAAGCACATATTGCATATTTAGAAAAAAAATTAAATGAGGAAACAGAAGAAAAATCAAACATATTAACAGAATTAGAAACAGTAAACAAAGAAAATCGCAAATTAAAACGAGGAATTATAAATTTTGTTAAAGGATTTGGAGGTTAGTATGGATAAGTTAGATAAATGCTATATTTGGCACATTATAACATTGGCCACAATGAAATATAAATTAAGAAATTTGAAAGGGGTGAGATAAGTATGATGGGAAAACACAGTCAAGAAGCATTAAAGATTAAACAATTAGAAGAAACTATTGAATTAAAGGAAAAAGAAATTAAAGACATTAAATTTAGTGTATCTGATGTTTTATTACAAATTAGAAATATCAATGAATCAAATAACTATTCAGATCCAAGTGTAAAAAAGAGAAAAATATCAGAGCTATGTACAGACACAAGATATGAACTTCTTATTGATGAACTAGAAGTTTGTTACAAAAAACAAAAGACAAAAATAATAGAACTACCAAATACCGACCAAAGTAATAAATAGTTCTATAAAACACTTATATAAATGCTCTATTTTTATTCTAACATATGAAAGTCTAAAAAACAAGAGCAGAAAGGAGAAAAAATATGCCTATATGTAGTATTTGTGGAAAAAATTACGAAGGATATGGCAATAATGCACAACCAGTAAATAATGGAAAATGCTGTGATGAATGTAACATAACAATAGTAGTTCCAAGAAGATTTCAAGATGCAAAAAATAGAAGGGAGAAAGATTAATAATGGAAATAAAAATACTTAATTTAAAACTAAGAAATTTTAAAGGAGTAAAAGAATTAGAAATTAATTTTGATTGCAAAAATACTAATATATATGGAGCAAATGCAACAGGAAAAACAACAGTATTTGATGCATTTAAATGGTTATTTTTTGATAAAGATAGCAATGATAGAAAAGACTTCAATATAAAAACATTAGATAGTGATAATAATCCAATACACTTTTTAGAACATGAAGTTGAAGCAACATTAATAATAGATGGTATTGATACAACATTTAAAAAAGTATTGCAAGAAAAATGGGTTAAAAAAAGAGGACAAACAGAGCAAGAATTTTCTGGACACGAGACTAATTATTGGATTGATGAAGTACCAGTAAAGAAGAAAGATTATGAAGAAAAGATAAATAGTTTAATACCAGAAAGCCTATTTAAATTGATTACGGACCCATCATATTTTAATAATCAATTAAAATGGACAGAAAGAAGAGAATTACTAATAAATATTTCTGGTGCAAATATTTCTGATGATGAAATATTAGATTCAAAAGAAGAATTTAAAATATTAAAAAATAATTTAGATGGTAGATCCATTGATGATTATAAAAAAGTAGTACAAGCAAAAATAAAAGACTTAAATAAACAAAAAGAAACAATTCCAGTAAGAATTGATGAGCTTACAAATACATTAATAACAGAACACGAAATTGATTATGAAAAAATAGAAAAAGAAAAAGCAGAATATAATCAACAATTACAGGCAATTGAATTAGAAATGACAGATGTGCAAGCTAAAGCAAAAGAAAATATGAGAATTGCTGACCAATTAGCTGCAGCAAAGAAAGAACTATCAGATTTTAAATTAAAAAAAGAAACAGAATATTCTCAAAAATACTCTTCAGACTTAATTAATTTACAAAATGAAAAAAGGGTAATTGAAAGTAAAATAAGATATAGACAAGATGAGGATAGTGATAGATTATTAAAAATACAGCAAGACCAAAAAAGAAAAGCAGAATTATATAAAAAGTGGGATGATGTTAGCAATATGAAATTAGAGTTTGATCCTAATTCATTTATATGTCCAACTTGTAAAAGAGAATATGAAACCGACAAAATTGAGGAAATGAAAAAGCAATTTGAAAATAACTTAAATGTACATAAGAAGAGTGAACAAGATGCAATAAATAAAGAAGGACAGGCGATTAATTTAAGGCTAGACGAAAATACAAAAGCAAGAGAACAAATACAACAAGAACTTCCAGAACTAAACAATAATTTAGATGAAATAACTAACAGAATAGCAGAATTAGAAAAGGCAAAGGAAAATGATACTTCATTTGATATAACTTCATTACCAGAATATAACAACAAAATAAGTGAGATTGAAAAATTAGAGGAAAAAGTAAAGAATTTAACAAATGAAGATATATCATATTTGCAAAATAGAAAATTAGAGATATCTGAAGAAATTAACAAACTAAATAAAATTTTAAATGAAAGAGAAATACAAGAAAAAACAAAAGAACGTATTACAGAATTACAAAATGAAGAAGAAAATATTTCTAAAAAAATTCAGGAACTAGAGGGCGAACAATATGCATTAGAAGAATTTACAAAAACAAAAGTAGAATTATTGGAAAATGCTATAAATAGTAAATTTGAGATAGTAAAGTTTAGATTGTTTGATACACAAATTAATGGTGGACTTGTAGAATGCTGCGATACATTAGTGAATGGTGTTCCATATGCTGATGTAAATAATGCACATAAGATACTTGCAGGGCTAGATATTATAAATACTCTGATAAAATTCTACAATACATCAGCACCAATATTTATAGATAATAGAGAATCAATAAATAAAATATATAAAATAGATACACAAATAATTAGCTTAATAGTAACCACTGATTCTAAATTAAGAATCGAGGTGGAAGAACATGAGTAATTTAAGCCTTTATAATATAACAAATAAATTTGTAGATTTAATGGACAAAGCACAAGAAGGAGAACTAACAGAAGAGGAATACAATGAATTAGGAAATGAATTAGCATTAGAATTACAGAATAAAAGTTCAAACATAATTGGGTATATAAAGAATAGTGAAAGTCTATTAGAAGCAATGAAAACAGAAGAAAAAAGACTTTCTGATATGAGAAAGCAAGGAGAGAAAAAATTAGATAAGTTTTATCAATATGTAAAAGAAAATATGGAGCGATTAGGATTAGTAGAAATTCCAACAGAATTAGGAAAATTAAAAATTACTAAAAATCCTATGAGTATTGAGATAGAAAATGAAGATGAAATACCGTCAGAATTTAAGAAAGAAGTAATAACAACACAAATTGATAAGACAGCAATAAAAAATCACTTTAAAGATACTGGAGAATTAGTACCAGGAATAAGAATAATAGATAATAAAACAAGTTTAAGAATAAAGTAGGAGGAAAATATAATGGAAAATAAAATGATTTTAAAAATATCAAGTAAATCAAATCCAAATAGTGTTGCAGGAGCAATAGCAGGAGGATTACAAGAAAATAAAAGAGTAGAATTACAAGCAATAGGAGCAGGAGCTGTGAACCAATCAATGAAAGCCATTGCAATTGCTAGATCATTTGTAGCTGCAAGTGGAGTTGATTTATTATGCATACCTGCTTTTTGTACAGTAATAGTAGAAAATGAAGAAAAAACAGGAATGAAATTTATAATTAAGGAGGAAAAATAAATGTTAGAAAACTTAAATGAACTAGAAAAAATAGGATTAGCTTTTATAAGTGGATTAGTTGCAGGGCAATCATTGCAAGAAGCGGAGCAAGAAACAGAAATTGAAGAAAATGATAATAATGAAAAAGGAATGAAAGTTGCTGTGGGAAAAATTGAAGGAGAAAAAGCAGAAAAATTTATAAAAATGATGAAGGAATTGGGGGTTGAATAATATGAGTAGTGAATTAGTAAAAAAAGAACAAACAGAATTACAAAAGCAAGAATTGACAGCAAGCGAGAGATTTACAGGAATGGTAATGAAAGAATTTCAAGGGAATATTGGAACATTAAATTTAAATGAATATCAAAAACAACTTATAAGAGGATATTTTATAGGAATTGACAATGCTTTGAAAAAAGCTGAAGAAGCAAGATTAAATAAAAATAGTTGGAAATCAACCAAAGAAGAAGACAAAAACAATTTACCAATTACTTGGCAAAATGTAAATATGAACGATTTAGCAATAGCTGTTGTACACCATGCAAAATTGGGATTAGATATGCAAATACCTAACCATTTAAATGCAATACCATATAAAAATAATAAAACTCAAAAGTATGATATAGGATTTTTGAAAGGATATAAAGGTCTAGAATATATAGCAACACAACTATCATTATACCCAATTAGAAACATAATCGTTGAATTAATATACTCTAATGATGTATTTGAAATAGTAAATAAAGATAATATCACTAGATATAATTTTATAATTAAAAATCCATTTGATAGAGGTGAAATAATAGGAGGATTTGGATATATACAATATGTTGATGAATCAAGAAATAAAATAATAACACTATCTAAAAAAGATATTGATAAGAGAAAACCAGCCTATGCAGCAGCTGAATTTTGGGGTGGAGAAAAAGATAAATGGGAAAATGGCAAAAAAGTAGGAAAAGAAAAGATTGAAGGTTGGTATGAAGAAATGGCCAGAAAAACTATTGCGAGAGCAACATATAATGCTGTTGCAATAGATCCTAAAAAAGTAAATGAAAGCTATGCATATGTTATAGAAAATAATGATAATACTTATGAAAATGTGATAGAGGGACAAGTTGCTGAAGAAATAGAAGAAAAAGCAAACAAAGAATTAATTGATATTGAAACTGGAGAAATAAAAAATATTGAAGAAAATGCATCTGCAGATAACAATATTGAAATGACTCCAATCCAAAATGAAGGGCCAGCATTTTAGTGAAATTAAAAGTATTAGGTAGCAGTTCGAGTGGTAACTGCTATCTAATAGAAGCAAATAACAATGAAAAATTAATATTGGATGCAGGTGTTAATTTTAAAATTGTGCAAAAAGAATTGAATTTTGATTTTAATGGTATTGAAGCAGTATTGATAACTCATGAACATATGGACCATTTAAAATATGCCTCGAATTTTGCTTTATATGGAATAAATGTATATGCATCTGCAGGAACATTAAAAAAACAAAATTTATTTGGCCATAGATTTAAAATTATAAAAGCATTACAACAATTTGAAATAGGAAATTTTATAATACTTCCATTTGATACACAACACGATGCTGCAGAACCATTGGGATTTCTAATTCAATATAAGCCGACTGGCGAAAAACTTATGTATGCCACAGATACATATTATATTAAATATAAATTCAATAAACTAAATTATTTACTATTAGAATGTAATTATAACAAAGAAATTGCAAAAGAAAATGCAAAGAATGGAGTAATAAATAAAACTAGATATACAAGATTATTAGAGAGCCATTTTAGTTTAGAAAATGTAATAAAATTCTTAAAATCTAATGATTTAAGTTATGCAAAAAATATTGTACTATGCCATTTATCAGATACAAATTCTAATCAAACTATAATGCAAGATAAGGTATATGAAGAAACAAAAATAAATACTACAATAGCAAAACCTGGATTAAATCTAGAATTAAAATTATATCCATTTTGATGGAGGTCTTATATGAATAGTATAAAAGCGATAACTCAATTAGAAGAATTAAAAAGGGACAGGCTTAGTCTTATACAAAATGATGAATCTGATGAAATTTATTTAAAGGATATAAAGGCCATTAGTTTAGCAATAAAAGCATTAAAAAAGTGTCCAGATATACAAGACAAATCATTTAATTGTAGAATGTGTGGAAAAGAATTGAAAACATGGAAGAGTATTCAAAAAGGTTTTGGCCCCATATGTGAAAAAAGATATTTAAATGATGTGTATAAAAACCAACAACTGACAGTAGATACGATATTAAAAGAAAGGAGAGGTAATGATGGCAAGTAAAGACGTTTATTATTTTAGCCATGATGCAAATGCATTATCAGATCCAAAAATATTGGGAATGAGATGCGATTATGGATTAGAACGGATATGGATTATATTGGGCCATATTAGAAATGTTAAGAAACGAATCTACATATAAATTACCTCTTAATAAAAATACATATAGGGCTATAAAAATGCAAACTGGAACAACTATTGATGTTGAAAAGTATTTGAATGATTGTATAAATGAATATAGAGATGATGAAAGTGGAAATGGATTATTTAATGCTGATAAAAAAACATTTTGGTCAGCAAGTTTATTAAGAAGAATGGAAAAATATGAAACATTAAAAGAAAAAAGAAGTCAATCAGCAAATGCACGATGGAATAAAGAAAAGGATAAAAAACAAGAAGCAGACAAAAAACAAGAAAAGAATGCAAAAAAATGCAAAAGCATAAAAAACATATGCAAAAGTAATGCAAATGCATACAAAAAAAGATACAAATGCAAAGCAAATTTGAAAAAATCATATGCAAATTTATGCAAATTAAATCAAATAAAATCAAATCAAATTAAATTAAATAAAATTAAATTAAAAGAAATGAAATCAATCTATCCTTCTAATCATAAACCAGAAGAAAATAAAACCTTAGATGATATGATGGATAAGATGGAAAAAACAGAATTTGAAAGACTTATAAAAAATTGCGAAATGCATATTTTTTCTCCAGAACTTGCTATTGAAATGACTGAAATTCTAAAAGAAATGTATATGACTCCAAATATAAGAGAAAAAGTCCAGGAAATAAATTCTAAAAAACTATGTTATGCATTAAAGAATTTTGCTATTGCTAATACTAGATCACAAATAAAAATACCGAAATCATATTTTAAAAAATGCATATTATCAGCATTAGATCAAACTGAGTTAAGTGGACAATATGATACAGATACTATATACGAAATGGAGGATTACTGAAATGGCATTCATTAGAGAAGATGAATTGATATCTAGAGGGTTAAAGACTTGTGAAAATTGTGAATGGTGTATTCCAATAATAGAGAAAAACAAAAAGTTTGAAATAGAAATACCACATTGTCTATTAAAAAATAAACAAACAGGACTATTTGAATATTGTGAATTATTTAAGAATAGAACTGGGATGCATATAAGTATGTGATAAGTAAACATAAAATAATAAATAAGATGCAGTATGCAAAATTTAGAAACAAACACAACCTAGAAAAATATACAAAGGAAGGACTGAAATTTATGATAATTGAAGATATGCAGCAATCATTAGAATTGTTGGAAAATATAAAATATTTTTTCTACAATACAGAAGAAATAGAAAAGAAATTAAATAGTGATTTACGAAATAAAGAATATGAAAGAGATGATCTGTTACACGAAATAGAATTAAGCAAATTAAATGCTATCGAAATAATGGCAGTTTATAAAAAACTAGAAAAGGTGCTGCAAGAAAGAAGAATAATCAAAGATAAAATTGATTTAATAAATACCATAAAACCATACACTAGTAAGTTTATAACAAAAGGTATTTGTGCAGAAACCGATGCAACTATAAAAAATATAGAAACATTGAAAAGTAATCAAGAAAATAGAAAATATACACCTAGAATATTAAAGAATCTAAAATGTGCGAAGGTTAAGAAGGAGGAATAAATATTATGGATGATTATAGAAAAATCCAAGAAATGCAAAGAATAAATAGAATTAAAGAAAATAATAATTGCTTAACTTGTGAAGTTGTTATAACAAAAGAATTTAGAGAAGCACCAATATCTATTGTACAGGGACATGGTGGACCAATTGAAATGGCACAAATGGTAAAAACTCTAACAGATGTTGCGGAATCATTAAAAAGGGAATTCCCAGAAATAAATGAAATTATACCAATGTTAAATAGAAATGGTGGTATGAGAACAGCATATAAACAAGTTGAAAGTTGGGGGAGATTCTAAATGATAATAATAAGTCAGGATAAAAATGCAATAGTAAATTTTGATAATGTAAGCGAAATTAGAGCACAGTATGATGGAACGATAGTAACGTTTAATAATACCTATGATCCTCGATATTATAGTAGCGATATTTTAGGTAAATATGAAACAGAAGAAAGGGCAAAAGAAGTATTACAGGAGATAGTAAAGACTTATGTGCTTACTGAACAATATAAGGTAGAAGATGAAAGAACACGAATAAAATTAATGATGGAAGGTATTTTATTATACGAAATGCCAAAGGAGTGAGAAGAGGTAGAATAATGCAAGAACATTGGAGTATTGAACAATATAGAGAATACCAAAAAAAAGGTAATAGAAAAAGTAAATATGGGGCAGTAAAGACTTCCGTAGATGGACAAACATTTGATAGTAAAAAAGAAGCGGACTATTATTGCAATTTGAAGTTAAGGCTGCAAGCAGGAGAAATAAAAGGTTTTTGTTTGCAGCCTGTGTTTATACTAGCACCAGGCTTAAAATATAAAGCAGATTTTATAGTATTTCATAATGATGGAACAACAGAAATTATTGACACAAAAGGATTTAAAACAAAGGAGTATATTGCTAAAAAGAAAGTATTTGAAGATAAATACAACCTAAAAATAAAGGAGGAATAGAACAATGAACCCAGTAAATTTTGAAGATATGAATTGCATATTCAAAGCAGAAGGATGTGGAGATTTACCAGCATTAAAAACAGATAAACATATAGTTTCATGTTGGAAAATGACCGAAAAAGAGAAAAAAGAATTTATGAAAACTGGAAAGATATACTTGTCTGTAAGGGGAAATATACAGCCACCAGTTAGTTTATATGTAGATAGGCCATACATAAGACAATAAATTTATAAAAAAGTAGGTGATGATGAAGTATGTCTAAGAGAAAAGAATATTCAATATATAAGGGAGAAAAAGAAATATTTGTGGGTACTATTGAAGAAGTTATGAATCACTTTAATGTAAAAAAAGAAACTGTTTATTTTTGGGCAACACCAGCAAATAAAAAAAGAGCAGACACAGGAATTAGAACAGGAAGAAAACCTAGAAAAAAAGAGCAATCAGGTGTTAAAGTAGCTGTGAGGCTTTGGGAGGATAATGAATAATGAAATTTGAAGATATAAAAAATATGTCAAAACAAGAATTTGAACAATTTTTATTTAAGGTTCAAAGTAGCAATCAAAAGTTTTGTGTAAGATGTGGAAATTTTACATTAGATAGAATTACTATTTCTGTTGCTAAAAATGGAAACTCTCCACGAAAACTATGTAATATGTGTAAAGATTGCTATACTGATATGTTGGACTATTTAGGAGTAAGCGATATAGAGGAGTAAGAATGGGAAATTATAATAGTTGGAAAAGTGAAGATAGATATTATGATATATGCCCAATGTGCGGACAGAAATTACCACAAAGGCACATGGTTTTGTTAAAAAAAGCAGATACATACACTAATAAAAAACTTACAAGACTATGTAAAGATTGTTATTTGAAAGTTTTGGATTTCATTGGCATTAGTGATATTGAACTATACTAAGAATATAAAAAATAAGCTGTTCATTAAATTGAACAGCTTGGAAAATAAAAATACAAGAAAGGAGATTTTATGGGAAAGCCAGTACAAAGAAAAAGATATAAAAATAAGACAACTGTAACTTGTGAAAATTGTATGAATTGTATGTATGCAGAACATGGAGATATGTACTGCGATGAAAAAGAAGATATGCCACTAGTATATGACGAATTTTGCCCAACTGAAGAATATATGTGGTGTAATGGAAAAAAATTTATTGAAAGGTAGGAACACTTATGAAAATTTATGATAAAGAAATATATATGAAAACTGAAAAAATAAAAGCAACTTTAATGGTTACTTTATGTTTTGTTTTTGGATTTGTTGTTGGATGCATAGCAATAAATCAAGATTTAAAAAATGAAAATACCAGGTTAAAAGAAAAAATAAGTGAATTAGATAGAACAATAGATAGGAGACAAGCAATAATAGATGAACAGTATGTTGAATTAGATTCATTGAGGGAAACTGTATATATGTATGAATTAAATGGAAGGTAGGTGTTACAAATGATAAAGTATTTAATAATAGGGCTTTTAATAGGCTTTTTTATAGGAGATTTTATAGGTATGGCAATAATGTGTATATTGCAAGTAGCAAAGGATGGTGAGGAATAATGCCATCCTTAGAAATAAAAGGAAAGAAAGTAGGAATTATATTCGGTTTTAGGGGTAAAAATCAACTTCCATTATTTATGATTATAAAAGAGTACTTCGATGAAAATGGAGATGTCGATTTTGCAAAAGTATTATTTGAAATTGAAGGAAAAAAATGCAAAGAAGAATATAAGAAAATATTTGAAAAGGAGGGATAATATGCCAACAGAAAGTTTAAAACCAGGAAAGATATATATAAAAACAAAAGATAGTGAAAAAATACAAGAACTGATGAATTACGAATGTAAAGAAGAAAATAATGATGATTTTATAGATGCAATGAAATATACAGTAAAAGGAATAACAGAAGGAGAAGTATCTATGACACTAGAAATTCCAAAAGAAAAAGTAAGAAGAATTCTAAAATTATATGGATTAGAAACAATTACTAGAAAGAGATTTAAAAAACTATTAATGGGTTGTGGAATGCAAAGAAATGATGCTGAAATAATTACACAGGCTTTTTGCGAAGAAAAGATAAAATATACACCTTTAGCGGTACAACAAATTATTGAAACAATAAATGAAGAAGCAGAAAAAGAGGAGAACAGGTAATTATGAAATGTCCAGAAAAATATAGAGTTATACAACAAAATATAAGACAACCAATATTAGATGATGACAACATAGTTAGAGGAGAATATCACATATTAATTGAAACACAACAATTTGAAAATTGCTATAAAGAAGAATGTGCAGCATGGGACAAAGAAAAGCAAATGTGCAGGAAAGTAGGTGAATAGAGTGAAGTTATTTTATATATTTTTAGATATAGATGGTGTATTAAACAATATGAATTATTGGAATGAATGTTTTAAAAGACATCATATAAAAGGAATTATGAGTATGCATTGTTTCCCTTTTGATCCAAAATGTTTAAATAATTTGATGAAATTAAACCAGGAATTAAAAAAGCAAAATTATAATGTCAAAATAGTATTAAGTTCGACATGGAGGTTAAACCAAATAGATACTGAAATAGTTAATTCAAGACTTGCAGAATATGGGATGATAATATTTGCAAAGACAATAAGTTTAAGTAGTGGAAATAGAGGATTAGAAATAAAGAATTTTCTTGATAATGAAAAATATGAAAAAGCAGAAAACTTTTTAATAATAGATGATGAGATAAAAGATATTCAAGAACAGTTTGAAGAAAAATATATTATACATACAGATTTTAATACTGGATTCGATAGTAAAAAACTACAACAAGCAATTAATAAATTAAAGGAGGTACAAAAGAATGAAATGTACTGATAAAGAATGGCAACATTGCCGAGTAGAAAAAATGGGTTGCCCTGGATGCTATTATGATGAAATAGAAGTTGGAGAATGGATACGAAATAAAGATGGTTATATAGATAAAGTTAAAAAGATTATTAACCCAGATGAATATATGGAAGAAAAATATTATTGTTGTGAAAGTACAATGGCTAGTTCATATAGAAGTCAGATAGAAAAACATTCTAAAGATAAAATAGATTTAGTAAAAAAAGGAGACTATGTAAATGGACATCTTATTGTAAAGATTAGAATAGATCCTTTCAATAACAAAAAACAATTATTTACAGAGCATTGGGATTATAACTGGCAAGGAGATGGGACATTGTTAGTATTATACGATGAAGATATAAAAAATATATTAACTCATGAGCAATACCTAGAAAATTGTTTTGAGGTGATGCAAGAATGAGAAAATTAGGAAGTCAAGAAAATCCATGCAGAAATAACTATGAAATAGATAAAATAATAAGAGGGATGTTTAATTGCAGAATATATACACTAAACACATTTGAAATATCTGACGAAAATTTACAACAAGCAAAGGCTAGAAATATTGTATTTGTAGGACTAGCTGGAGCATATTGGAAAACTCCAGCATTGCCAAAAGCACAAGCAGAAATTATAAATCCGACAAATATTGCAGAAATAAAAGTTGATAAAGATACAAAGATACCAATAGATTTAGATGGAATTAAAAAACAAATAGTAAAGCAATTTAATGTAGCAGCGGGTGTATTTGAATGTGAAATATCTGCAATAACAAGACAATTTGAAATGACACAAGAGCAATACAAGAATAAATACTTAGGAAGGTGGTAAGGATGAAAGAATTTTGCAAAAAATTATGTTATCTGATAATTGTATTTTTTATAGGAAATATTTTAATAGACATATTTAATAATAATACTGCTACTAAAATGATTTATTATATAATAGGATATTGTGCTTGTATAATTTATAATTTTGAAATGATTTTTAAAGGAGAAAAATAATGGATTGTATTGAAAAATGTGATAATTGTAAAAGAGCTAGAACACTACAAAATGAAACTCTAGTATGTGATGTAGGAAACAAGAATAAAGTTTTATACGATGGACATCAATATACAAGTGAATATTACTGGTGTGATGGAAAATATCAGCAACAAATAGGAAAAGAAGGACGACATTTACTAGATGATCTAAAAAGTGGAAAAATATTTGAGAATAGTAAAGAATTTGAAAAATTTAAAAAAAGTTATGAAAAATTAGAGAAAAAGATAGGAAAGGGGGAATATTAAATTGCTAGAAAAATCTATAAAAAATCTTATGGAAATAGTTAGTTTATCTGAAGATGAAATAAAGAAAAATGATAGAAATGTAAGTGCAATATTAGATTTAGAGGATTTGAAATCATTAAAAGAATTATTAGATTATTTTAAAGAAAATAAATTAGATTTAACAACTGTTTATTTAAAAGGTGTATATGATGGAAAAGCACAGGCAACAGCTGATTTAACTATAACAAAAGAAAAACTTGCAGAAGATACATTTAAAGAAAACATTAAACTAAAAAAAGAATTAGAAAAATTAAAAAATATGAGAGCAAAAATACTTGATGACAAACGAATAAAATTAAATGGAAAAATAGATGATTTAAGTGCAATGATAGTAGGTGCAGAAAGATATGCACTAGGTAGAAGAACATACATAGTACAATGGACCTGTGAATTTATAAAAAATAACTTACATTTAATAACTAATAAGGACAAGCAAGTAATAATAAAAGATTTAGAAAATCCTATTAGTTATGGAGATGAATGCGATAAGGAATGCTGGATGCAGTTATTAAAAATATTAAAAATGGAGGTAAAAGAAAATGTATAGAATTAAATTTGAAAGGGATTTAAAGGAACTAGAACAATTTGGATATAAAAAAGATGCACAAGGAAATTACTCAAAAAAAGTAATGAAAGATACAAATAAAGGATGGACATATTTTGAAACTATTGAAATCAATAAAGATGACAGAACAGTAAGAACAAGATTATATCAAGATTGTGCAGATCAAGAATGGGTAGGTTATATAGAGAAAAAGGGCAGATTTATTTATGATTTAGATGAAGCGGGATTACTTGAAGAAATAAATATTGCTAAACTAAAGGAATTGAAATTTGATGATTTCTGTAAATTAAGAGAAGAAAATAAAGAATTAAAACAACAACATGAATTTGCTATTAAAACATTACAAGAGCAACATAAAGCACAATTAGAAGGACTAAAAAATACAATAGTACAAATGAGTGTAAATGTTTTTTCAAGCCAAGATTCTTTTATGACAGTGTTTAAAAATATAGATAAAAAACTAGATTTAATATTAGGAGGAAAATAAAAATGATAGAAAAAGTAAATCCGGACCATCCAGATAAAATAGCAGATAGAATTGCAGGAGCAATAGTAGATTTAGGATATAAACTACAAGAAAATCCTAAAATAGCAGTTGAAGTATTAATAGGACATGGACATTGCAAAATAATAATAGAAAGTTCTGTTAAGTATAATGAAACAGATATATTTGACATTGTATATAGAATTACTAAAACAAATAATATTGCAATAGAAATAATATTGGCAAAACAAGATGAGTATTTAGCAAATAACCAAAAAGGAAAAGTAAGATGTGGTGATAATGGAATATTTAAAGGTGTTCCACTTACTGAAGAAGAAACACAAGTAAGTTATTTAGCACATCAAATTTATAATAAGTATAATAGTGATGGTAAATACATAATAGATATGCCAAGCAATAAGACAATTATATGTCAAAGTAATGCCAAGACAGAGGAGTTAAAAGCTATATATCCAACAGCAATAATAAATCCATTAGGAGAGTGGACAGGAGGATTACATGTCGATACTGGTGCTACAAATAGAAAGTTAGGTAGTGATATGGGAAAAGGCGTTACAGGTGGAGGATTACATGGTAAAGATCTATCAAAAGCTGATGTAAGTATAAATATATATGCATTTTTGAAAGCACAAGAAACAGGAAAACCAGTAGAATTGAGTTGTGCTATTGGAGATGAAATTGTAGATGAAAAACCATATGAAGAAATAGTTGAACAAGCAAGAAAATACATTCAAGCAAAAGGCGGATTTGAAAAATTTGCAGAATGGGGTTTATTTTAAAAATAAATTAAACGGAGGTAAGTAAGATGCCAAAGAAAAAAGATAATGTGACAGAATTAAGTGAAAATCCTAAAAAAGTTGACAATGAAGAAAATCAAATAGTAACTAATCAAAAATTAGGATGGGTTCAAATATTATTATTAATAGGCAAACCTTTATGGGATGCACAGAAGAAAAAATGGAGAGTATTAAATGGTTATCAATCTGTATTAGGAAATCAAAATAATCAAATGTTCTTTGAAGTTACATTTACAGATACTCCATATTGGGAGAATTTTGTTGAAAAACAATTATATATGGACATTCCAAAAGAACAGGAGGCAAGTACAGAAGATGGAACTAAAGGAAGCAATAAAAAAGGCAAACGAGCTAAAACAGAAGATGAAAAATAAACAATATATCCAAGTAAGAAAAGATAATACAGATAGTTATGGATATATTGCAGCAATAGATACATTAGTAAGAGAATTGAAAATGTATCAAAAATAAAATAGGAAATATTATAATACATATCAAAGATCATAGAATTATAATTTATCAAGGTTCATAGCATACAATCTACCTAAGAAGAAAGAAGGTTTTTGTATGGAAAAAATAGAAATTTCTGAGAGAGAAAGTCAATTATTAGAATTAATAGAGCAACTTGTTACTGATGGAGTTGCTAAAGGAATAAAAAAGGGGATTGAACAAGCAAAAAATGAAGAAAGATTGAAAGAAAAAATAACATATGATATCAAGATAAAAAATACAAGATTATTATTTAAAAATTATAGGAATTTTGTAAAGGCTTGTAAACAAGCAACTTTTACTGAAAAAGATTTAGAAACTGCAACAGTAGAAGAAGTGTTAGATAAATTATTCTGTCAATCTTATGATGAGGTAACCGTAGTTCAATCTATATTAGCATCTAAAAAGAGAACAGAAATTATATTAACACATATAAAAAGAATTATAAAATTTTATTTATATGAAGCGGACCAAAGTAAAAACGAAGAAAAAAAGCGAAAAGCCCATATTTTAAACGACTTATATGTTGTTGGAGAATATAAACCTAAAATAAATATTATGTCCGAAAAGTATCATATAAGTGAGAGGCAAATTAGGAGAGATGCAAATTCTGCAATTGAAGAAATTGCAGTGCTTATGTTTGGTATAGATGGTATAAGAAAAATGTGATTTTTGAATAGTAAAACTTGTCCAAAACTTGTCCTTGACATGTCATTGTCAATAATTTATAATAATAACATCAAAAAATATGTTTAAAAGAATAAATCCCCTTTTATTTTTTGAAATAATATAGATAAAACGAACTTGTAAATCGGTTTTTACAGGTTCTTTTTTTATGCAAAAGAAGGTATTGTATATGAAATATGATATGTGTATGAGAAGAGAATGTAAAAATTGCTATAAGCAAGTTGAATGTTTTAAGAAAGAAGGAAAGAATGAATCTGAAAAAATTGAAAATAGGGGATTTAAAAATGGCAACATACAATCCCAGAAAAGAACTAACAGAAAAAGACAAAGAATACCAAAAGATAAAAAATAGTATTATTGAATTTGGATATGTTACACCAATTATAGTTAATTCAGATATGACAGTAATAAGTGGGCATCAGAGACTTAAAGTCTTGAAGGATTTAAAGTATGAAGATATAGATTGTATAATAGTCAAATTTGACAAAAATAAAGAAAAATTACTAAACATAGCACTTAACAAAATATCTGGAGAATGGGATTATCGAAAATTAGAAAGCATATTTAATGAATTAGAAAATAGTAATGTCGATTTATCATTAACAGGATTTGATGATAAGGAAATAGAAAAATTTGTAAAAGAAACGGAAGAATTAATTTCAAAAAATGAAGAGGTTAATATACTGGATTTTAGTGATGAAAAGTTTAAATGCCAATGTCCTAAATGTGGATTCATGTTTGATGTGAACAAGTGAGGTGATAAAAATGGCAGAGTATGAGTGGTATTTAAGTGATTTAAATAAAGTAAAAAAGAATGATTATAAAGTTTTTTCTTGTTTTTCCTGTGGTGGAGGATCAAGTCTAGGGTATAAATTAGCTGGATTTAATGTTATAGGAAACTGTGAGATTGATAAAAGAATAAATAATATATATGTGAAAAATAATCATCCAAAATATAATTATTGTATGGGAATACAAGAAATGAATAAGTTAAAAGAATTTCCAGAAGAATTATATCATTTAGATATATTAGATGGTAGTCCTCCTTGTAGTACATTTTCAATGGCAGGACAAAGAGAGGAAAATTGGGGAAAAAATAAAAAATTTAGAGAAGGGCAAGCAAGTCAAATACTAGATGATTTATTTTTTGAATTTATAGATTTAGCAGCAATACTAAAGCCAAAAATTGTAATAGCAGAAAATGTAAAAGGTCTTATAATGGGTAATGCTAAAGGATATGTAAATTTAATAGTAAAGAAGTTTAATGAAATTGGTTATAAAGTACAATTATTTTTATTGAATGCTGCAACAATGGGAGTTCCACAAAAAAGAGAAAGAGTATTTTTTGTTGCTACTAGAAAAGATATTCAATTTCCTAATTTAGTATTAAATTTTAATGAAACTCCTATAAAATATGGAGAAATAAAAGATAGCAAATACAAACCTTTGGGAAAAGATACAATGATATACCATAGATGGAAAAAAAGAGTAAAAAGCGACTCAAATTTAGGTGATACAGTAAAAAGAACAGAAAATGGAAAAATAAGCAGTTTTAATACACAATATCTAAAAGATGATAGAGTTCCAAACACAATAGCAGCAGGAGGAAGTTTACCTGTTAGGTTTGATGTTCCTGGATATGCAACAGAAAGAGATATTAAGATCATTCAAACTTTTCCACAAGATTATGACTTTTTGGGATCCAACGTACAATATATTTGTGGAATGAGTGTTCCACCAATCATGATGAAAAAAATATCAGAACAAGTAAAAATACAGTTATTAGATAAATTGTTAAAGTAAGGTAGGTGGGTGATATGATGTGATAGAAGATAGTAACAAAATTTCTAAAATAAAAAAAGACTATATGTCTGGAAAAACCTACAAACAAATTGCTGAGAAACATGGTGTCACTTATAATGAAGTTCTTTATTTAGTAAAAAAGAAACAATGGAAAAGAGACAGCAATCTAAGTAAAGTAAAGAAAGGAAATCAAAATGCAAAAGGAAACAAAGGAGGTCCTGGAGCAGAAAAAGGAAATACAAGAGCACTAAAAACTGGCGAATATGAAACTATATATGATGATTTATTAACAGATGAAGAAAAAGCAATTATGAAACAACAAGAATTATATGATAAAAAGTATCAAATAATGTCTGAAATAAAAATATTATCAATTAGAGAAAGAAGAATATTGGAAAAAATAAAAATAATGCAAGATGGAAAAGAAATGAGCATTGTGAGAATGTCAAAAAGTTCATCTAATAATGTCACATATAGGGAGAATGGAACATTAACAACTACTGAAGCAGAAAGTACCATAAATATAATACAAAGACTAGAAGAAGCATTGACAAGAGTACAAGAGGCAAAAAGAAGATATCTAGATAGTTATCATAAAATAGAAAATGATGATAGAAAACTTGAATTAGAATTAATTAGATTAGAAAGAGAAATTGCAAAAGAAGGAACGAATGATCCAGAAAATATGAAGGATGATAGTTTCATAAAGGCACTTGATGATAGTGTAGAAAGTACATGGGATGATTATTATGATGAAGAACAAGAATCAAAACAAGAGTGAGTTAACTCTTGATGAAAGAATTTCTAATCTAAAAAAACAAGTAATGCAAAATGCGATAATGCTAAGAAAGAAAATAAAAAATGGTACTGTATTCAAATTTAAAAAGTTTAGTAAAAAGCAAAAGAAAGTATTAACTTGGTGGAATGATAAAAGCCCAACTAAAGATAAAAACGGAATAATTGCTGATGGTAGTATTAGAGCAGGTAAAACATTATCAATGTCATTATCATATGTATTATGGGCAATGACAAAATTTAATGGTCAAAATTTTATTATGGCAGGTAAAACAGTAGGAGCATTTAGAAGAAATGTTTTATTTTGGCTAAAGTTAATGTTAAGAGTTCAAGGCTATCACATAAAAGATAGAAGATCAGACAATTTAGTAGAAATATCAAAAGGCGAAATAATTAACTACTTTTATATTTTTGGTGGTAAAGATGAACGAAGTCAAGATTTAGTACAACGGAATTACTGCTGCAGGTGTATTTTTAGATGAAGTTGCATTGATGCCAGAGTCATTTGTAAACCAGGCATTAGCAAGATGTTCTGTAAAAGGTTCTAAATACTGGTTTAACTGTAACCCAGAAGGACCAAATCACTGGTTTAAAGTAAACTGGATTGACAAAGCAAAAGAAAAAGGAATAATATATTTACATTTTACAATGGATGATAATTTAAGTTTATCTGAAGAAGTAAAAGATAGATATAAGAAAATGTTTATAGGTGTATTCTATCAAAGATTTATATTAGGATTATGGGTACTTGCTGAAGGAATTATATATCCTAATTTTGATAAATCAAAACATTGTGTTAAAGCAAGAGATATTCCAAATAAATTTGATTATTTTTATGTAACATCTGATTATGGAATTACAAATCCACAGGTGTTTTTATTATGTGGAATAAAATACATAGATGGAAAACCACATGTATGGATATTGGATGAATATTACAACAAAGGTGTAAAAAAGAATAAGAATGGTCAAGAAGAAAAAATTACAAAAACAGATGATATGTTTCTTAAAGATTATAAAAAATTAATAAAAGATATAGATATTAGAAAGGTTATTATAGACCCTAGTGCAACATCTTTAATTAATTTATTCAAGCAAAACAAGATAACTGTAAAAGAAGCAGATAACGCAGTAATAGATGGTATTAATTTAGTGCTAAATTGGTTAGATGAAGAACGAATCCACATAGTAGAAGAAAAATGTAAAAATATTATTAAAGAATTCAATTCATATATATGGGATGAAAAAGCACAAGAAAAGGGAGAGGACAAACCTATAAAACAAAATGACCATGCACTCGATGCATTAAGATACTTATTACAAACACTATTCCCTAACAAGAAGAGGGGAGCATATTTCGTATAATAAGGAGAGATTTAAGATGATAACAGAAATGGATAAAATAAAAATGATAATTACTGAAGGTGCCAAAAAAGGTATGGAATTATCAAAATTTATTGATTTACAAATAAATGATTTTAAACAATCAGATGTGTATAAAGAAATGCTAGAAGGTAGCAAATATTTCAAAAATGAAGGGGATATTAAAGATAAGCAAAGAACTTATATAAATAAAGATGGTGTAGAAGAAATTGCGCCTCATGCTAAAAATTACATATTGAAACATCCAATACTATATAAAATGATAAATCAAAAAGCAGGATACTTATTAAGGAAAAAACCAAACATAAAGCAAGTAATAGCAAAAGATGAAAAAGAAGATGAAGATTACAAAGAAATTTTAAAATCATTATTTAATAATAAAATGCATAAAAGATTAAAATATACATTAATAGAAGCGGTAAAAAGAGGAATAAGCTGGTGGCAAATATATATTGATAAAGATGGAGATTTAAAAGCAAGATTAAGATATGCAACAAGGATAATTCCATTATGGCAGGATGAAGAACATGAAATACTAGATGCAATAATTATGACTTATGATGTTGAAGTATATACAAGTGAAACTGAAAGAGAAAAGAAAACAAAAGTAGAATATTGGGATTTAGATGGTGTTAGATATCTTATCTATGATGGAGGAACATTAATAGAAGATGTTGAAGAAGTAGAAAAAAGAAAGGATTTAGTAATTGGAAAAGATATACATGGAATAAGCATTTTAGCACATTTTAAAATAGGAGATACACTTCATAAGTGGACCAAAATACCATTTATTTATTTTAAATATAATGGTGATGAAATGCCATTAATTCATTTACTAAAATCTCTTATTGATTGTTACGATGAATTATGTTCTAGAACAGGAGATGCTATTTATGATGCACCAGATGGAGTAAATGTTGTTAAGAATTATCAAGCAGAAGCAGGAACATTCCAAAAAAATCTTGCAACATTTAATACCGTATTTCTAGATGAAGATGGTGATTACGATAGAAAAGATATAAACCTAAATATAGAAGCATTTAAAAGTTTTATAGAGCAATTAAGAAAAGATATTTACGAAGGTGGTTCTGGAGTTGATACACAAAGCGAAAAATTTGGAACACAAGAGTCAGGAGTTGCACTAAAACAATTATATGCAGATTTGGATCTTGACTGCTCAAATATAGAAACAGAATTCAAAAGTAGTTTAGAATATTTTATGTTCTTCTATAATAACTGGGTAGAAATGACAACTGGAAAAGATTACACTGATAAAGAAGTTGAGTTTGTATTTAATAAAACTATGACTGTAAATGAAAAAGAATTAATTGAAAATTGTGTAAACAGTATGGGAATAATAAGTAAATATACAATTAGATCAAGACATCCATATGTTAACGATGTAGAAGATGAAGAAGAAAAAATGGAAACTGAAGAAAAAGAAGAAGCTAAAAAACAAGAATCAGAATATGATAAGATGATAAAAGAATTAAATAGCAATAAATCAACTAGCAATAAAGATGGTGCAAAAGTTGGTGATAGGTAATGGGAAGAAATGCAGAATATTGGACAAAAAGATTTGAAGAACTTGAAAAAGCACAATTATTAAATGAGACAAAATACATTACAGAGTTACAAGAAGCATATGAAAGAACATTAAGTTCGGTAAAAAAAGAAATAAATAATTGGTTAGTAAGATTTGCAGTTAATAATCAAATAAGTTTAAAAGAAGCAAAAAAATGGCTAAATATACAAGAATTAAAAGAATTAAAATGGGACATTAATGAATATATAAAGTATGGACAAGAAAATGGAATAGATCTAATTTGGAAAAAACAATTGGAAAATGCAAGTTCAAAAATACATATTTCTAGATTAGAAGCATTAGAATTACAAATACAACAACAAGTTGAAAAGTTGTATTATGATGAAAACAATAGTACAAATGATTTTATACTAGAAACATATAGAGATAATTACTATAAAACAGCCTATGAACTACAAAAGGGTTCAAATGTAGCATTTAAATTTGCAACATTAAATTTAGATATAATTCAAAGTATAATATCTAAACCATGGACTACAGATGAACAAACATTTTCTGATAGAATTTGGAAAAATAAAAAAGCACTAATTAAAACATTACAAACAGATTTGACACAATCAATAATTTTGGGAAATCCACCAGATAAAGTAATAGATAAAATCTCAAAGGATTTTAATGTTAGTAAGAATAAGGCTGGAACACTGGTAATGACAGAATCTGCTTTTTTCTCAAGTGCATCAAGGCAAAAATGTTTTAATGAGTTAGGGGTACAAAAGTATATAAACATAGCAACATTAGATTCAAGAACATCAGATATATGTAGAGAAATAGATGGCACAGTATATGAAATGAAAGATATGAAAATAGGAATTACGGCCCCACCGTTTCATGTAAGATGTAGAACAACAACGGCACCATACTTCGAAGATGAATTTGAATTTGGAGAAAGGGCAGCAAGAAATACTGATGGAAAAACCTATTATGTTCCAAGAAATATTACTTATAAGGAATGGCTAGAAAAATATGTTTATTCAGATCCGGCTACAAAGAAAGCATTTGAAACAGATATAAAAATGAATAAAAATAAATCATCGGATTATGAGCAATATAATAGATACAAGGATATTTTAGGTGATGAAATGCCTAAAACATTTGATAAATTTCAAGAAATGAAGTATAATAACATTGATGAGTGGAAGAATTTAAAAGCACAATACTCTGATGCGTTGGGAATAACAACTGAAGAAAGAGCAAAAAAATATATTGATAATGTAAATAAGACCATAAATCAGGGAAAGCAAGATAAACATATAATTGGAAGTAATAATTATATAGACGGAAAAAGCTATTTAACTATTTCAAAAGAAAAAGCACAAGAGCTAATAAATCAATACGCAGGAAAGGGACAATTAGAATTTAGCGACAGTGGTAAGTGGAACAAAAAAGAAATAATAACAGTAAAAGAAACAATCGGAGTTGTAAAAAATAAAAATAATGAGATAAAGACAAATAGCTTCAAAATACATTATAGTAAAACTGGAACGCATATTGTTCCTTATAGGAAAGGTGGAAACTAAAATGAAAGGAAAAAATTTAGAGGAATTATTAAATAAAAAAGTTAATATAGAATCATTTAGTGGTAAAAAGTATGAAGGAATAATAGTTGGTTATGTACCAGCACAAGATAATGATCCAGAAATTGAAGAAATAAGTATAAAAAATGATGCAGACAATAAAGTATATTCATTATTTGAAAACGAAGTGAAAATCATAAAAATACTTGAAAAATAGCCAAAAAACGACACATGAAAATGGAATATAAGGCTATTTAAATTTAAAGGCATATAGTTTTATATGTCTTTTTTTGGTGTCTATAAATAGCGGTGGATTAAATGGATTCTTAAACAGCCAATAAGAAGTTATAAATGTAGGTATGTTATTTAACATACTTATTTTTATATATTACGATTTTGTAAGTTGTTCGAAAACAACACCAGGTCGGAGGCGTTGCTCCGTATAAAAACACGAAAGCCTGAACGAAAGGAGAACTCATGAAAAGAGAAGAACTAAAAGCAATGGGATTAACAGATGAACAAGTAGAATCTGTTATGGCCAAAAATGGTGCAGAGGTTGCTGCATTAAATACTCAGATTACAACCTTACAATCTGAAAAATCACAATTAGAGAATGACAAAAAAGTTATTACAAAAGAAAAAGAGGACAAAGAAAAAGCAATTGCTGATTTACAAAAGAATAGTATTTCAAAAGATGAATACGACAAAAAAATTAAAGAAATAGAGGATAATGCTAAAAAAGAAAATGAAGATTATATTTATAATGATTTACTAAATAAGGGTCTAGATGATGCAAAAGTATTAAAAGACAAATTTACAAGAGAAGCAGTAATTTCATTAATAAATAAAGATAAAGACAAAACCAAAATTTCTGATGATAAAAAGTCATTAGTAGGATTAAAAGAATTAATTGAAGGTTACAAAAAAGAAGCACCTCATTTCTTTGAAAAGAAAAAAGCATCTGGTTATGAGCCAGTTGATCCAGATGGAAACAAAGGAGATGAAGGAGACGATATTAGTATGGCAGCTAATTTCGCCAAAGAGGCTAATAAGAGTGAAAGTCAAGAAACAAAAAGCCAATTTTTTAATTAAATTTTAGGAGGTAAAAATTATGTACGTAGAAAAAGAAAGTGTAAAAGAAAAAAATTTCTTAGCTTCAGCTAAGTTCCAAAATTTTACTTATCAAGTAGATGATACAGATATCACTGCTGATGAGAAAGGTAGAAAAATAGTTCAAGCAGGAACAGTTTTTTATAAAACTGAAACAAAGACAACAGGAGAAGGAGAAAAAGCGACAACAACTACAACAAAGACTGCAATAGGATTAATATTTGCAGATGTTGATGTAACTCACGGACCACAACCAGCAGCAGTAATGGTAGAAGGATATGTATTAGAATCAAGATTACCAAAAACAGTTAGTGCAGCTGATAAAGCTACAATGACAGGAATTAAATTTAGATAAAAAAGATAGATAGCAAAAAATTGTGCTATCTATTTTTAATTAAAAATAAAAAAGGAGAGTGTATTAATTATGCCAAAAAGTGTATTAGAATTATTTAATCAAAAAGAAGTTTTAAATTATTTAAAAGAAAGAAAATTCCCAGCAATGATGGGTGAGGAATTATTCCCAGAAGTTAAAAAACAAAGTCTTGAGTTTGAAATGCTAACAAATGCTAGCAAGACACCAGTAATTGCTTCTGTTCATGGATTTGATACAGAATCAGAAATTGGACAAAGAGAAGCAGAGAAAAAAGCTATTGAATTAGCTTTAATTAAAAGAAAAATGCAATTAAAAGAAAAAGAAATTATTGCATTAGAGAGTCCAAGAAATGATGCTGAAAGACAATCATTAATGAAAGATGTCTATAATGATTTTGATAATCTAGTTGAATCAGTAAGAGCTAGAGTAGAAAAAATGAGAATGGATGTTATTGCAAATGGTGTTATAACATTAGATGAAAATGGATTATCTGCATCAATAGATTATGGTGTTCCAACTGAAAACAAAGTAACAAATGTTGACTGGTCATCAGCTACAGCTAATCCAATTAATGATATGATTGCATGGGCTAATAGATTAGATCAAATGCCAGGAAGAGTAATCACATCTAATACTATTCTTGCAAAAATATTATCAAATAAAAATGTAACAAATGCTTTATTTGGTAAAGATACAACAAGATTAGCAAGTGTTGGAGAATTAAATACTTATTTAGAATCTTTAGGATTACCAAAGATTTATACTTATGATAAAAAATATAGAAAATTAGAGGCTAATGGAACATATACAAAACATAGATACTTCCCAGAAGATAAATTTGTTATGCTTCCTAGTGAAACATTAGGGGAAACTGTCTATGGACCAACTGCAGAAGAAATCAGATTACAAAGAGATCCTTCTGTAGATGTAAGAACAGTAGGAAAAATATTTGCTTGTATGTATGAAGAAGGAAAGGATCCAGTTTCTACATGGGAAAAAGCAGTTGCAACAGCATTACCTGCATTAAGTTGTGCTGAAGATATATTCCAAGCAAAAATAACTATTGGGTAAGGGTAATTCCTTACTCAATTTTAATTAATTAGGAGGTAACCAAAAATGATTAAAGTTAGAGTAAAAGGCGAAGGTGTAAAACTTGCAAATAAATGGTGTTTCATTAATGAAGAGGCAACTATCGATTTAGAGGAATACGAGAGAAACAAAGAATATGTTGATATCATTGAAGAAATAGAAGAACCAAAAACAGATTCAGAAGTTTCAACATCTAATGAAGAAGCAAGTACAGGAGAAAGCCAAAATCCAGAAGGAGAACAAGAAATTTTAAATAATGATGGTAGCGACACAAATGTCGGTAGCATTGAGGGAGAAAATAATCCAGAAGGAGACAATGGAGAAAACAATGAAAGCGAAGATGAAGAATTAGATGCACTAAAAGAAAGAGCAAAAGAATTAGGAATAAAAAATACTCACAATATGAAAAAAGAAACACTAATTGCTAAAATTCAAGAAACAGAAGAAGCAAGTACAGGAGAAAGCCAAAATCCAGAAGGAGAGTAGGTGATTAAATATGTTAGAAGAAATATATAATAAAACTAATATAGATATGACAGCATTTATAAAAAGACTAGAAATAGAATTATCTATTAATGGAATAAAAGATGAAGAAAAAAAGAAAATAGCAAGTGCACAATTAGTATGTTCTATTTATGATACTATGATTATTATTTTAGGAAAAACCCATCAAGAGAAGATATTAAATGAATTATATACAACATGGCTTAGAATGACTAAAGATTATTGGTATTTAAATAAATATGATAAGTTATTTGTAAAAAATATTGATATAAACTCTGATGAAAATTCTAATTTAAAAATAAAGAGCATTCAAGTAGGAGATACTACAACAACATTTGCTGATACATCCTCACAAATTGAAATAAACGGAACAACATATAATACTGGTACAGTTGACTTTGATGAAGATATTTTAGTAGAGAAATATAAAAAGGCTTTATATGAAAATCGAAGGATGAGGTGGTAATATGAACCCATATATAATAGCTGCTAGAAAAGCAATTGAAAGTCAATATGATGCCAAATGTGATGTAATCGAAAAAAGACCAAAAGAAATAAATAATATAACAAAAACTATAGAAGAAAAAGTATTAATAGATAAAGATTGTAGAGTTTCTTTTGAAGATATATATGTAAATACAGAAACTGATACTGAATCAAAGAAAATACAAAAAATAAAACTATTCATTGCACCAGAATTAAACATAAAATCAGGAAGCAAAATAGCAGTAACTCGAAAAGGTAGAACCACAGAATATAAAAATAGTGGAGAACCAGCAATCTATGACACTCATCAAGAAATAATGCTAGAATTATGGAAAGGATGGGCATAAATGGCGAAATGGGGAGAATGTGATTTTAGTGAATTAGAAGAACTAGAAAGAAAATTTGAAAAGTTAGCCAAGACTGATATAGAAAAATTTTGTCAAGAGGTGGCAAGAGAACTTGCTGCTAGGCTATTATCAAAAGTAATTCCAAGAACTCCAGTAGGAGAGGGAACATTTGAAACAATAGAAGGCAAAAGATACACAATAAAAAGTGGAGGAACATTAAGAAGAGGATGGACAGCAAATACAGAGTCAGAAGCAGAAGGTGGAAGTGTACCAGATGCAACTGCATATGCTAATTCATTACGAATCCTTAAATTTGGTAATAACTATATTGTAGTAGTAGAAAACCCAGTAAAATATGCCTCATATGTAGAATATGGACATAGGCAAGAACCAGGTAGGTATGTACCTGCATTAGGAAAGAGATTAAAAGCAAGTTGGGTTGAGGGAAAATACATGTTAACTATATCAGAGAAAGAACTTGAATCACAACTTCCAGCTCTACTAGAAAGAAAAATGAAAAATTATATTGAGGAGTGTTTTAATAATGGTTAAAAATGTAGTAAATGAAATAGTGCTTGGTATTGCAGCAAAAGTAAAAGCAATATATAAAGATAAAGGAGATTATCCAATTTATACTGATAATGAGGAACAGGGATTAGAAAAGCCTTGTTTTTTTATTAAAGTATTAAATGGAGAGGAAAGTCGAGAAATTGGACTTGTAAGTAAATTCTACAAAGATTTATTAAATATAGTAATAATAGGATATACATTAGATGGAAATACCGAAATATTAAATGATATGATAGATAATTTATATGGATTAGAATATATAGAATTATCAGATAAAAGTTTAATAAGGGCTATAAAATTACATCCAAAAGTTGAAGATGGAGTTTTACATTTTCTTATAGATTATAGCCTATTTATAAAAAAAGATAATAATGAAACAACAAAAATGGATGATTATAATTTAAATGGGGAGGTAAAAGAAAATGAAGGAAACTAAAAAGAAATTGGTAAATGAAGAAAAATACACAAAAAGTCAAATAGTTAATTCAAAAATCTATATTAGTAATAGAGATTTATTAAATGCAGTTTTAAAAGAAAATAAGAAATATACTAAAATAGAAATCGATGAAATAATAAAAAATTATATGAAAGGAAAGGTGAACTAG